TATTTTGGATAATGTAAATGGTTGCGGAAATAGTGAAAATGAGGTATACAGTGATTTAAAAATAGAATTATCAAAACAACAAGAAGACGTAGTGGAAAGTTTCAAGAATGGGAAAAATATCTTTTTAACGGGAATGGCCGGTTCTGGAAAATCAACTATCATAAAATATCTTATCAATTATTGCGAAATGCACGATATTAATCACGCGATTGTAGCACCAACAGGATGTGCTGCGATTTTAGTTGGTGGATATACTATTCATTCATTCTTTGGTATTCATGGCGATTTAAGTACTGATAATATTTCGCGTTGTATTGGAAAATTAAAGAAACGGCAAAAGAAGAAATATAATACTATTAAAAATTTAGAATTCTTAATTATTGATGAAATTTCTATGGTATCTAATGTACTTTTTGAAACAATTTCAAATATTTGTAAAATTATTACAGGAAATATTGATGAACCATTTGGTGGTATTCAATTATGTTTAGTTGGAGATTTTTATCAATTACCTCCTGTGGATAATACTTATTGCTTTAAATCGCCACTTTGGAATGAATGTAATATATTTAATCATTTATTAACTGTTAATTATAGACAAAAATCTGATAAAAAATTTAAACGCATATTAAAACATTTACGGACTGATTATTTAACAGCTGATGATGTAGCATTACTTAATAAATGTGAAAATAATGATTTAAGTAATTGTGAAATTAAACCAACTCAATTACATAGTCTCAATAAATATGTTGATGAAATTAATAGAATTGAATTTGAGAAACAATTAGAAAACGTTGAAAAGATGTATAGTAATTGTGAAGATGTAATGTTTTATCATATATATAAACCTGAATTTTCCAATAGTGTCAGTAAAACCTATGCATTATCTTCTGGTTATGAACATAATATACAATTATGTTTAGGTGCACAAATTATTGTAACTTATAATATTGATATTGATAATGGACTTGTAAATGGAACACGTGGAATTGTTCATAAACTTTATGAGAATAGTATTATTATTAAAACTATAAATGGAGTTTATCATCGTATTAATTATTATAAATTTAAACATGAAGTTGAAATATTAAATGATGAAGGTAAAAAAATTATTGATAAATCTATTGAATTTAAATTTTTACCTGTTAAATTGGCATATGCAATTAGTATTCATAAAAGTCAAGGAATGACTCTTGATAGTGCGATTATTAACTTTAAAAATATTTTTAGTACAGGACAAGCATACACAGCATTATCACGTGTAAAAACATTAGATAAATTACAAATTTTAAATTTTAATTTAGAAGGATTTAAAAATTCAAAAGAAGTACTTAATTTTTATAAAGATTTATAATAAAAAATAAATAATATTAAAAATTTTTTTTAGAAAATATATTTATATACAAACTTTATCAGTTATATATTATTCTTTATATATTTCATAATCATCATCATAATATAATTGTATAATTTTAACGAAAAAATCTTCATATTTTTTAACTATTTCATCTTTATATTTTTTCTCATTTTCAGCTTGTAAAATATTATTCATATTATGTTGATAAATTGTTAATGGTACGTGTCTTGAAAAAGGAAAAAATTTAAAACATGACATTATTATGTGTTTTATAATGTAATTAAAAAAAATATTTATATTGGCATTTTTTATACTGTTTTTTGTTGATTATAAGCTTGATATACAAAGTAACATCTCCCCATTTGACTTATACGTTCTAATTCACCAGGTGCATAATGTCGTGGAGACATTACACCGTATTCAATTACAGCAATTTCTGGTAATACAGAACGAGGAAAATATACACAAAATAGTCGTTGTCCTTGTTCAGAAATTTTAGTTATGTTGTTTTTATAACATTCATATCTATATCCATTATCTGTTATATATTGACGACTTTTTGGTTTAAGTTGCTCTTTTTTATGTGCAAGTTTATAACCATTTTCTTTTAACCAATTAATCGTAGGTTGATGTTTTACTAATTCATCACAAATTACATATGTTCTATTTTTCTCGTCTTTATAAAAACTGTATTCTTTACTTTTGTTTTTTCCTTTTCCTGTTCCTTTTTTAGTTTCTTTATCTTGCGCTTTTTCTTTTAATGAATAAAACTTATTTTGAATTCCTTTATCTTTCTTCCAATCATCGAATGATTTTTCTTCTTTTTTGTCAACATATTCAGGATTTAAGAAAAGTTGTAAAGACATAGCCTTTTTCTTTTGCCTTTTATGCATTATTTGCTAATATTTTTATTAGCAACAGTATTAAAAAAATATTATATATTATGGCATTTTTTATATTTGATTATAATAAAAATAATTTATATTTATATTTAAATTTATAATTAATTATAATTATATTTTTATAATTAATTATTTATAATTATGGATAAATTACAAAAAGTATTTGTAAATCATCAACGTACTGAAAAATTTCAAGCAAAAGTTGATAATTATGCTGAAAAATTTATGAGAAATCAACTTAAACTTCATAATGAACTGGTAAAAGAACGCATTAAAAATAAAGGTAAAACAACTTATGATGAAAAAGTAATTGCTAAATTCGCAAAAGGAAAAGAAGAACGTAATTTTATCAGCGACGGGGTTAAAAAATATTTCATAAATGAAGTATCTGATGATAATATTGAAAAATGCCAAAAAATGATTAAAAAATATAGTAATTTCTCTAAAAAAATTGAATTTGATGACTATAAAATTGATATAGAATTTGTTAATAATGTTGGATATAAACAAAAGTTACCAAATTTTTGCTTTCCAGCAATTATGATTAATACACGTTGTAAAAAAAAAGAAATGATTAAATACTTTCAACATGTTACTGTTTGTGCTGATTCAGCAAAAGATTATGAACGCCTTTGCGATTATATGGTGAAGTGCTTTAAAGGATTTATTGTACATATGAATAAATCTAAACACGAAATTACCTTTATTGACTCAGATAGAGATATTATTAAAACACCTTTCTTATGCAAAGATAATATATTTACACAATGTCCTTTCTGGTCGTCATTATGCGGTATAAAATCTGTTAATATATGTACATGTGTTGTAGATTGTACAGAAGTTATAGCTTGTATTGAATGGGGATTTGAAAATAATGATAAAGTTCTTCTTCCAATAGCAATACAACCTGTACAAAATACTAATAAACCATATAATGAACATTGCCAACAAATGCTTGATAATATATTAAATAATTTATGTGAACATTTAGAAAAATAAAAAAAAACCCTCAACATTTAAGTTGTCTTGCATGAGTCCTCGTATTTATCCCACATACACAAATGCTTATTAAAAGCAAATGTGCTGACTCCCAATAGATTTATAGTTAACTATTGTTGTCTTGAATGCGTATCAAACGCAATTGTGACAACTTCCAATAGTTCAATCTATTGAGGTCTTGAAAAACCTCAATAGTACATGTTACTAAACTGTAAAATACAGATAGTAAATAAAGATATGTGTCCGTCTTGATTGTGTTGATACATCAACACAATTGTGTACGTATACCATAGTTACTGTGCATTATGGCTTATTGTGAACGTATGTGAACGTATCTTATTAACTAAATATATTTTACAGATAGATTAGTAATCTGTACTACTGAGGTCTTTCAAGACCTCCCGCAATTGCTACAAAATCAATCCGACCCGAAGGTCGAACATTTAGGTAGCCTTGTGCCAAAATGGCAACGGTAAATAAAATATACATACTAATTATCATTTTTTTTATACGCCTTATATTATTTCATACATTGAATATATAATTTTTTTATTTAAACAATTATAATTTATAATATATGTAAAATTATAATATTTCATTTAATATTTAATTTCTAATATGACATCAAAACATCTTAAATCATTTAAAAAATCTATCAAAAATAATGATACTACATTATTAATTGAATCAAAACGCGAATATATCTTAGAATTTATTGATATTACCAAATATCAATTTTATTTAGGTATTACCACATTATATAATCAAGCAAAGACAAATTCTAAAAAGAAAGAATATGTTTTACAAGAATTTCAAAATCAATTAAAACTTATTCCTACTTGGAGTGAAAATATATTACAATACGAACAAGATAGAATTATAAATAATACAAGATTTGATGCATTATCTCAATTAATGAATACTATTTTTATTATTAATCTTAAACTTTTATCTCAAATGAATCATGCAAATCAAGATATTAATACACAAATTCCTAATTTAACTACATTTATTCATAAAGTATATATTAATATTGGTCGTTCATTATGGAATCAATGTGATTTATTATATGATGGATATAATATTCATGATGTTAAACAAAATTATGTATTTAAAGAAAATCAACAACGTATTTTAGAAATTATTCATAATTGTATAGAAAATTCATTTAGAAATTATTTACCTTATAAAGAATTACTTACTAATATTTTACAAAAAGAAAAGAATAAAGCTAATCCTGATGATAAAACATTTAATTATAATATAAAAAAAGCAAAGAAAATACAAAGTGATTCAGATAATGATAGTTATTATAGTGAAAGTGAAAGTGAAAGTGAAAGTGAAAATGAAAATGAAAGTGAAACTTCCCAAAATAATAATTCTAATCACAGTGATAGTGAATTAGATACTAAACAATCTATAAATAATAATTATAATAAAGAAAGTGGAAGTGAAAGTGGAAGTGAAAGTGGAAGTGAAAGTGGAAGTGAAAGTGGAAGTGAAAGTAGAAGTGAAAGTGGAAGTGAAAGTGGAAGTGAAAGTGGAAGTGAAAGTGTAAATGAAAGTGGAAGTGAAAATGTAAATGAAAGTGAAAGTGAAAATGAAAGTGAAAGTAAAAAGATTGAAAATTATGACACATACAAGGAAAATATAACTAAAAAAGAAAATATAAGTGATAGTGAAGATAATGATAGTGATAGTGAAACTGAAAATAATATTATAAAAAAACAACAAAATATAAAAGATAATCAACAAATACCAATTATTCAAACACAACCTATTTCTTCAACAATAATTACCACTAATAATAATTTAGGTCAAGATAACACAACTAATATTGAAAAAAAACAATTACAAACATCGCTACAAGAAAAAGAAAATCATCAAAATATACAACAAAATAATGAAATAAAAAAACAAACAAGTGAAACTAATGGTATAATTGTAAATAAAACATTAGATGATAATAATAATAATGATACTAATAATAATGATAATAATATTATTAAAGACTATTCCATTAATAACATTCTTGGAAACGCATATAATTCATTAAAAAATAAAATAGATACAATTAAGACAGTAAATATTGAAGCACGTCAATCTGATTTAAATAGATTTTCATCTAATAATGAAAATGATAAAAGTCAAAATGATGATATTCAAATACAAAAAAATGTAGAATCTCATCAAGAAAACCAAATTCCTCAACAACCTATAACTCTTAATAATTATATTCCAATAACTAATGATATACAAAATCAAACATCTATAATAGAAAATCAAAAGAATGAAATGGAAAATAAAGTTGAAGAGAATAAAGATGAAGAGAATAAAGTAAATGATAATGATAGTATTTTATCAGATATATCAGAAGAACAAACAAATAAAAGAAAATATAATTTATTAAATTATGAAAAAAAGAAAATGTTAATGAAACAATTAAAGCAATTATATAAATAAAATAATATTTAATATTTAAGTTTTAATTTATATTAGATATACATCGTACATATTTAACATATTTTTTTATTTTATTATAATAAATTATTATATTATATAAAAAATAATATCACTATAATTTAATTAATAAATAAAAGTTTATAATTATATAATATTAAATTTATTTTAATTTATAAAAAATGAGTTTATCTTCTTTAAAAAATGATAATTGTGAATTAAAAGGACATAATAAACAATCCGCAGGACCAGGTATGTATATGTATAATGCTCCTATTCAAGATTGTCATAGATGTTTTCCAACAAATCCCGAAATTCGTCTTCAAAAAGCAGGAGTATCTACTTGCAGTGATCCGCATATGATTGATGTAGAATCAGAACTTATGAATATTACTCGTGATGCTTATAAATGTCCTTCTAAAAAATATCAAGCAAATTCTGAAGAATATTGCAAAAATGTAAATAATTTTGCTGATTGTGATTTCTTACTTGGAGAACATACACGTATTGCAAATCCAGCTTGTAACTTTTTAGCAGGTTCAGGTATTAATCGTTGGCAACCACTTTGCACAAATCCACAAGAAAATGAAGCAATTGAACCTTTCTATCGTACAAATAATACTCGTTTAATTGCAAGAGATAATCATTTACCTTGTATTCCTAAACCATTAGACCAAACTATTGGACATCCAATTGCTGAAGATAAATGTATTACTGATTTAGAAAAGTTCAAAAAAGAACCAAATATGAATAATTATTCAAGACAAATACGTCCTTGTCATGAACTTAATATTAACAAATAAATATATTAAGTTATTTAATAAAAAAAATATTTTTTTAACTATATTCCAAACTTATTGGTATATATGTTATATATTTTTGTGGTAATTTTTGTAAAATCATTAATTCTAATTTACAATCATCTAACGCACGATGTAATTCTTTTTCCTGTGTATTATGTAATTTATTATATACTATTTCTGCACCATATTTAAAACCGGTCTTTGCATTATTATAAAATGTTTCAGATAAATATTTTTTACCATATTCCATTATACAATATTTTGTTATACTTTCTAATATATGAATCATTTTATAATGTTTAATTCTATATGCTTCACTAAGAAGAACATTTATATCAAATCTAATATTATATGCTAATATAGCGGATACTTTATATTCTCCAATTAATTTTATCATATTATCAAATATTTCTTTCATAGTTATTCCATCTTTATTACACATTGTTAAATCAATATCATTTATATTTTGACCTTTTTTTTCTCCCCAACTATATTGTAAAGGTTCTGGTCCAAAAGTAAAACCTTCGGGTTTACGTAATTCATTATATTCATACCTATTAGTAAAATTTTCATCATAAATTATAAATCCAACTTCTAAAATCCTAGATGATTCATATTTTGATGAATCTTCAGGCGTATAGTATTTACCAAAACTTGGTGATTTAGGTAATCCAGTTGTTTCAGTATCTAAAATTAAAAAATTTACCATATTATAATATTTGTAAGTTATTTTTATTAATTCTTTAATATTAAATATATTTAAATTGTTTTTATATAAAATATTTTTATTTTATATAATGTGAAAAAATATGTAAATATTGAAAATTGGAAATTATAAAAAAAATTTTGTTTTCTCTTTTAAATAATTAATTTCCGCACGGTGATTCATTCATGCAGAAGCACAACGAGACATTTTATGTGGATTCTCGACCTCAAAATGGATGAATCCATATTTGCAAATCGAATCCCAATGGATTGTCTCGTTGTGTGTTTCCATGTCCTCCAGAACCAAGTCGCCCTCGTTGATGGTCTCATCATGTCCGATAGCAACAGGTTCTTGTCCCCAATCATAATGAGTGGAAACATAGGAAATGGTGGAATCCACCGGACTGCATTCGCCGTCCTCTGGAACAGGAAGAATGGGTGTAACAGACTCTACCTCCGCAATCTGCAGATGTAGAGAATCTGCTTCCATGTCCTCCTGAATCTTGGACAGCTCTTCGCGAAGATTAATTGTCTTTATGGGGGGAACATTCCACATCCCACAAAATTCATCATTCTTATGAACTTTAGTCTCAGCTAGACCTACCTTATCTTCCTTAACATAAGGTAGATTTAGGATCGACTGAAGATTCTCCACGTTGCGCTTGTCGCGGTGCTCAATGTGTTGTTTCAATTCCGCATGTCCATGTGCAAAGTTGCACATGTTCCCGCGTCCGCACGTGCCGTACTTACGGTAGAACCAGCACTCCCGTGTCTTGTACGTTTTCCAAAATTTATTCTGTTGATGTTTTTTGTGACTCGCAACCATCTCTTCAGAGACACGAGTCCCATCCACATCCAAAGGATAATAGGAAGGACAAAGACTGGTCACTACAATAGGACAGTGCATGAATTTGATAAGTTGTACTTTTCAAATTCTACACTTGTGCCAAAATGGCAACGGTAAATAAAGGTAATATGCTAAATATCATTTTTTTTATAAGTCTTATTCATTAAATAATTTATCTAAATTATTTTCAGTCGCCTTAATATTAATTATATTCGTTGTATTAAATCTATTTATAACATCTTGATTACGGTTTGTATATGCCTTAATAAATTCATTATAATTAGAATTTAATTTAGGATTATGATTCATATATATATATTCTATTAAATTTACTGCTTTATTTATATCAAATCCTTCATAATAATATCCCATATCTTTTATCATAGTACAATTATGTATAAATGGTATTCCTAAATACGCTAACTCAAAATGTAAATAATTTAATTCATTATAAATTTGATGACAAATTATTAAATTAACTTTATGATGAATTGGATAATGAGGCATTCTAATAGCATTATCTTCTATTTCCATTTTTTTATCTATAAAAATATTTAATGAATGAATATTTTTAATAAATCCTTTTTTCTTTACCATTCGTCTTATATTTGTTAAATGTACTGAAGATAAATATTTTTTATATTTAGAATGATTATAAAACTGCTCACTAATATATAATGGAATCATACAATTTTTAATTAAATGTAAATTTGCTTCAAATATACCTATATTTATACCTATTTTATCATATGATATATCATGAAAATTATATTTTAAGTCTTTATTTCTAATTTGAGATATTCGTGTATTCCAAATATATGGAGCTATTAATATATTATCATATGGTATATTATATTTAACTTGATAATAACCTTTTGAATATATAAAATGTGGTGAAATCCAAATTTGCTTATATTCTTTGTATAAATCATCATTATCATTCTTTTTATCTCTTAAATTGAAATTTTCACAATCATCTTCTAAATATAAATAATATGAGACATCTATAATATAAGAGTTTCCATATGATATATGAATAAATTTTAAATTTGGATATACTGATAACATTATTTTATAATAACTTTTTGGAAAATCATAAAAAACAGTTGCTATTATATCTAAATTTTTAATATTATATATATTAAAATATATTATATTATATTTCTTTTCATAATATATTAATGTAGTTTCTTTACTTTCTACTTTATCTTGTTCATCGCATATTAAAATAATTGGATTATATTTATTTGTTTTTTCTATATTATCATATAAATAAAAAGCATTCATTAATAAAGCATTAGACTCTAAAGCTTTAAAATCATTTACCATACCTATGGTTATTCCAATATTATATTTTTCCATTGTTAATTGTTAATTGTTAATTGTTAATTATTAATTATTAATTATTAATTATTAATTATTAATTATTATCTATTCAATTAAATATTTTAATTATCATTATACGATTAATATAATATATGATTTATATTTTTATATAAAAAAGTAATAAGTAATATACTATAAGATTATTTGTTATTTGTTATTTGTTATTTGTTATTTGTTATTTGTTATTTGTTATTTGTTATTTGTTATTTGTTATTTGTTATTTGTTATTTGTTATTTGTTATTTGTTATTTGTTATTTGTATTTTTTATAGATTTACAATCATATATGAGATTTTATACATCAATCGTGAATATATGCAACTGTTAATATCCATTAATAAATAACAATTTATTCTTTATTATTTACAGGTGCAACACATGATGGTCTAAGTTCCATATTTTGTGCTGGTACTTCTTGAACATCAAATAATTGACATGCATCTAAATGATTCCATTTACCTGTTAAATCCATATATGAAAATTCTGTTTTACATTTGTATGGACGTTTTTCTTGTAATTTTCCATTACTTTGTCCATCAAATTTGTTTGATGGACATTTAGTTGCTGAATAACGAAGTCCCATTAATTCGCTTTCTAATTCTACCATATTTATAGATTTATTTGGACGACTTACAGCATTTCCTCCCCATATACCGAATTCTTGACGACATTCTGTGCATCTTGCATATGGATCAGTAGATAAGGTGTATTCCATAATATTTTTATTTTCTTGAAGATTTGTAGCATAAGCACATTTATCATATAATAATCTATTTGAACTCATCTTAATTTATCAATTTATAAAATATAAATAGTGATTTATAATTTATTTTTATTAGTTTATAATTTTTATTATAATAATATATAAAAAATAATCTTTTAATTTTTTTTATATTCTTTATTACTATTTTTATTTAAATAATAATTTATATAATTTAATAATTATATTTTATTAAATTTTTATATTTTAATAATGATGATGTTTTTATTTAATAGCTCACAAAATGAAGTTTTTCAATCAACTAAATCAAGAGAATATCAGAAAAACTTACTAAATCAAAATCCATCAAATAGGGGTATATTACATAATTTATGTAATAAAGTCAAAAACTATATAACCTCTTTATATTCATATTTATTTTACAATAATAATTATAATAATCATATATATGTTGAAGAATATGATACAAAATATAATGAAATGTATAAAAATTTATAAATACATATTATAAATATATATTTATAATATATATTTATAAATAATTAAATTAATAAAATTAGTAAAATTAGTAAAATTAATATACATATAATAATATACAATATTATGAATAGTTCAGAACTTTTAGATAATACTGATAATCATCAAATATATCAGAAACAAGAATGGCATGAAATAAAATTAGATAGTAATTCAGATACAAATTCATCATTTACTAATTATAGTATGATTACAAATTATTCAGATAACGACAGAGAATATAATTGTGGTCAAATAGTAAAAAAAATTTTAAATTGTTTATTTCCTTGTTTATAAAATTTAATCCATATAATTTAGATGATTTATTATCTAATTATAACTTGGTGTTGTATGTGATAATGATATATTTCCTGTATTAAAATAATTATAATATCCTGTATTATAATTTTTCTCTTCTAGATAAGTACTTTGAAATAATTCATTACCATAAATCTCATTATAAATATCTTGATTTATATATTTTGAAAGATTATTATAATTATCATAATCATCATTATTATCATAATCATCATTATTATTATTGTTTTTTATAATATCATTACTATAATTTTCTTTAATTGTATCATTTTTATTAGTAATTTTATAACTTATATTTTCATAATTTAAATTTAAGTTTGACATATCTTCAATAATATTATCATCTTTACTTTTATCACCAATATTATTCTCATTATAAATATCTTGATTTATATATTTTGAAAGATTATTATAATTATCATAATCATCATTATCATCATAATCATCATTATCATTATAATCATAATCATTATTGTTTTTTATAATATCATTACTATAATTTTCATTAATTGTATAATTTTTATTAGTAATTTTATCACTCATATTTTTATAATTTAAATGTAAGTTTGACATATCTGTAATAATATTATCACTTTTAGTTTTATAACCAATATCATAATCTAAATCGTCAATAGTATTTTCTTTTTTATTTAAATCACATTTTATATTTGAAGATTTAAGATTATTAGTATAATCAGCATATAATGCATTATATTTTTCTTGTAATTTATCGCATTCATTAGATAATCTAGAAATTTCAAAATAACGCTCACGTAAAGTATTTCCTTGTTTATGTATAGTACTTAATTGTGTATTACATATAACTCTTTCATTATTATATTTATCTTCTAATTCGTTTTTGATTTTTTCTAATGCATCTAATTTATCTTTTAATTCATTTATATATACAAGTAATTCTTTATTATATTTTTCTAAACAATTAATATTATCATCTAAGTCATCCTTATTATTATCTATTGTTATATCATTATTTTTATCTTCTATATTATTAACATAATATTCTAAACTATTTATTTTTTGAAGTAATTGTTCATTTTGTATTTGTTCTTTTCTTAATTTTTCTTGTAATAATTTAATTTCATCATCTTTACTTTTATTTAGTTTCTTATACTTCTTATATTTATGATTTTTCTTTTTTAATAAATCTTTTAATTCATCATAAGTTAAGATTTTCTCAAAAACTTCTTCAGAAGGAGTTTGATATTCATCAGCTGAAATAAATTCAAAATCACTTTCGTTTGACATAATTTATAAAAATAGATACGATATATATAACTATTATAATTTAACTCAATATATATAAGGTATTTTTATTATTAATATAATATGGCATTTTTTATATAGATTATAAAAATATAAAAAAAATAGTTTTAAGCTATATTATGTATATGTTTGGCATATACGATATAAAATATTACCAAATTATTGTTTTATTTGTCTTATTCATATCACCATATAACCATTCAGCAAATTTCTTTTGATGATTTAATCCAACTTCATTTGGAATACTTACAAAACGTTGAGATCCGTCCTTTTTACCATAAATATCTTCAGAATCTTGATATAAATTACGACTAAAATTATCATCTATTTCTTGATCAATATTTTTATTTGATACATTACATGCTTCATAAAAATTTTTTAATTCATCATTTGTATCTATATTATTTGGAATTTTATTTCCAGGTAATACATTCATAAAAGGATTTTCTTTAGTAGGTTTAATACATTTTTTTTGATTAATCATTGTTAAATTGTTTTGGAAATTTTTTAATGCTGTTTTACGTTCTTGTTCTATATAAATTTCATACATAATTATTGTTGTAACGATTACAAATAATACAACAATAACAGATATTTTAAGTTGATGAGACCATAAATAATATAAAAGCATAGTATATATAGATAATCTCATAATAGCATTTAATTTTTCTTCATAACTCATAAATTGTGTTGGAAAAAATATATTAAAATTATCTTTATTGATAAAATTAGCTATATCTTTATACCAAATTTTAATATTTGAATTTGACATTTTTAATTGTTTTTATTTTATTTTTTATTATATTATTATATTATTTATATATAATATTATTTAATTATTATTAAATAATTACACTATGTAAAATAACTATTTTATTATAAATCATTTTTATATACTTAATTTTAATTAAATATTATATGAATATTTTCTATATTTATCAATTTTTTTTTTCTTGGAATTGTTGATGAATAACTTGATTATTTTGGACTTGTTTTTCTTGGACTTGATGCTTTTGGACTTGATGCTTTTGGACTTGTTTTTCTTGGACTTGATGCTTTTGGACTTGTTTTTCTTGGACTTGATGCTTTTGGACTTGTTTTTCTTGGACTTGATGCTTTTGGACTTG